TAGTGATGAAACTAAAAAAAAATTAGAAATAAAAGTATTGGTAATAAAAATATGTTAAATAAAAAACATACAGATGAAACAAAAAATTTAATAAGGAAAAAATTAAAAGGGAAAACATTATCTGAAAATACTAGATTAAAAATGAGTGAATCTAGAAAAGGTAAAATAATGTTGGAAGAAACAAAAAATAAATTAAGTGAAAAAAATTCAGGTAAAATATTTTCAGAAGAACACAAAAACAAATTAAGTTTATCTCATTTAGGTAAAAAACAAAGTAAAGAAACCATCGAAAAAAGAGTTAAATCTAATAGTGGTAAAATAAGAACAGAAGAATGTAAAAATAAAATAAGTGATAAATTGAAAGGGATTAAAAGAGGACCAATGTCTATTGAACATAAATTAAAAATATCGAAAAGTAGATCAAAAAAAATAATGTAAAATATATAAAACTTCGTTATTTTTTATTAATATATAAAATTGTGGATATTCCACGATTATAAAAAAATAATAAATAATTATAAAATGAGTGAATTAAATGGAAAGGTCAAATTTTTTAACAATACTAAAGGATTTGGATTTATTAAAGACAACGAATCAGATAATGAGTATTTTGTACACGTAACAGGTCTAGTAGACGATATTAGAGAAAATGATGATGTAACATTCGATGTTAAAGAAGGTAAAAAAGGCCTGAACGCGGTTAATGTGAAATTGGTGTAAATTCAAAATAAATCAATAACAAACATTTTCAAAAAGGTAACGATTGTTACCTTTTTTTATGCCTTTTAATTTGTAAAAAATAACCATCAAAAAATTAATATATAGCCATAACGTATAATACGTTGAAAAAGAAAGAAATACAATTTTATGGCAAAATTAACGTCATCACCAAATAAGAAAATAGAAGAAAGTCATATATTAACAACTGAAAGAGTTAAAGAAATACAAGAGAAAGAGAGGTTAGCATTACCCCTCAAACTAACTGAAAGACTGTGGTTTAAAAATAATCCGGGGATTCGTAGACCGGGGCTAAAATTCGCTATGACACCGGATGAAGTCCAAGAATATATTAAATGTAAATTATCCGTATATTACTTTGCGGAACATTATTGTAAGATTAAATTAGAAGATGGTAGTATTGGTCAAATGAAACTTCGTGACTACCAAAAAGATATTATAAGATTATATGTTGAAAACAGATATTCCATTTTGATGGCATCTCGTCAAAGCGGTAAAACTGTTTCTGCAGCTATTGTTATGTTATGGACTGTTTTATTTAACAAAGATAAAGGTGTCATGGTTGTAGCTAACAAATCTACAACTGTTAAGGAAATCGTGAGAAAGATTAAGGATATTTACAAACTTTTACCTTTCTTCTTAAAAACGGGTATTGTAAACTGGAACGAAAAAACTCTAGCTTTTGAAAATGGTAGTCGTATTCAGTCTGAAAATAGAACAAAAGAACCAGCTATCGGTTTTACCATTGATTTATTATATCTTGATGAGTTTGCAAAAATTCCAGATAATATTGTTAGAGCGTATTACGCTTCCGTAGTACCAACTGTATCATCAATATCCAATTCAAAAATTATAATTACATCAACCCCGGATGGACATAATTTATTCTATGAACTGTTAAGAGATGCGGAATTACCAGAAGGTGATGTTCATAAGAATCCATATAAAGCTCTTAAAGTTTATTGGTTCCAAATAAAAGGTAGAAGAGACACAAAAATAAAATTAATTGATGAAAAACTTCAAAAATACGGATTAACAGAAGATTATGTTTTAAATTATTTAAGAAATGAATTAGAATATAAACTTTATGATAAGGTTGTCGATGGTAAAATTTGTCATTATATTAAATGGTATGAAGATGATGAAAAAACACCAATGATAAAGGCTGATATAACTGATATCCGTTCTATAAGAATTGAAAGTAAAATGATAAATGATAATGGAATCGAAGAAATATTTGAAGTTCCATTACCAGAAATATGTTTCATAACAAATTGGCAAGAAGAAGAAACAAATCTTATTGGTGGTGAAGGTAAATTCGATCAGGAATACGGATTACAATTCATTACAGATGGTAATCTATTATTTGATAGTGCAGTATTTGAAACATTTCTTAATAACGAAACAAAATTTTCAACATTGGAAATTCCATCATTCGAAAATAAACTTAAATATCCTTATTCAGATTTAAAATGGATAGAAAATAGGCCAGATTTATTTGATATTAGACAAGCAAAAAATTATGATATTTTTGTTGGTATTGATATGGGTGAAGGATTGGGTCAAAACTATACTGTTTTAAGTATATTTAGATTAATGATGAAAGATAAAGATACTATTAATAAGAAAAAATTTATGTATGAGAATAAATATGATCTTTTCAAACTAGAACAGATAGGTGTTTTCCAAAACAATATTTACAATCCTAACGAAATAGCACATATTTTATATTTAATAGCATTTGAATTATTTGATCACGAAAGAGTTAAAATAGTCATTGAAAAAAACAAGAATTTAGGAGATCGTCTTTTGGATAATTTAAAACACGTTTTCAATGATATAAATAATTATGGTGATTCTATATTTGTTCGTTATAAACAAAATGAAACAGATGAACATTTAACCGTAGGATTCCTTGTTAAGAGTGGGGAAAAGGGTAAAAAGATGATGTTGAAGGATTTCCAAGATGTAATTAAAAAAGATGCTATGATTTTAAGACATAGTGGAACCATAGGTGAATTAAGTTCTTTCTCTAAAAAAGAATTAGCTAACGGGGAAGTTACATTTAAATCTCAAAGTGGTACGGATGACTGTGTAATGGCAATCATAAACTTAGCTACTATTTACAGACATACAGATTACAAAAATATTATTGATACATATCTTGATTTCAGAGCAACCGATGTTGAAAAGGAAATTGTAAAGAATTTTCTGGAAATCACACCTTATGAAAATAATGTAAACTACAAATCATTTAGAATGGCTAGAAAACAATTTATAAACAAAGTTGATATGTTGTCAAAAGCTAAACCTAATAATCCTTGGCAGAATAACAATACGGATGAAGTACTTAGAATGAATCCTTGGAAACAAGCAGATCCTTGGTCTAAAAGAGATGAAGAAAAGAAAAATCCATTATTTTGGCCGAATTCACAAAAAATTAAATTTTGGCCAAAAGGTGATTAATTTTTCAAACTTTTTATTTTTTTATTAATAAAAAAGTATTATATTTAACGAAAATGGAAAAAACACACATTTTTTCCCCAATATTTTTTATTGTATTTACGCATAATTTCATGAAATTCATCATTTGTAAGAACCAAAGGAATGTCAAAATATTTTTTGAGTTCATCTAAACCTTCAATAACTTTACTGATTTGTCCAAATTGATCAATCCAATATTTGCCATGTAAAATATAATAATTTCCAACCCCACCGGATTTAGCGTATATTCTACGAACTTCCAATAAATCCATGAAGTCATTGAAATTTGTCAAATATCTTTCAATACTTTGTTTTTCACCACCAAATTGTGTATATGGATCATAACTATATTTCCGATAACCTTCGTTCATTACCATTTTAAATGATTTTAAAAATTTTTAAAAAGACATAAGAAAAAACACCAGCAACTGCAATTAAAAGAAATATCGATCCGTACATTATCTTGTTATTTTATAAACTGTTTGTGTTTGTGTTTGTTTTTCAATCCAACCCCTTTCAATAAAATGTTGAAGCCAATTTGAATCTGGATAATCAAATGGTTGACGATCTTTATAATTTACGTACCATTTCCAAGCTAATGAAACTAAATCATCAAAATTGGTAATTTCGGTAATTTGATTATATCTGGCTTCAGCAAAAATTTCACCACTTTTATATTGATATAAAGTTACAGTGCCTGATTTAGAAAAACCACATATTCTATAACCAATGTACTTATCATCAACTATTACAACTGAATCAATAGATACACCTTTTTTGAGAATTTCTAAAATTAAATCTTCAATTTTCATTTATTTTTTATTATACCATTCAAAAAAAGTTTCTTTAATCTTATCGGAATCAGTAATTTTAAACCATTCAAAATCGTGAATTTTTTTAAAATTTGTAATAACATCACCCAATTCTTTCCCTTTTAAACCAGTCCAGTTCATTACAAGTTCACCATTGAATTTTGATTTGATTGCTTGAACTTCCTTATCTTTTTCTTTGAAGATTTCAATCTGTTCAAGAAAATGAACTTCCGGAAAACTTGAATCAATTAAATCCAAATATTTAGTCTTATTTCTTTCAAAATGATAACCTTCGGAAGTATAAGGAATATCCTTAACATATTCCAAAAACTTGTTAAAGGTAGGACGTTTTTTATTTCTTTTCCTATCATCTTGAGTCAAATTGTCTAAAAGGAAAAGTTCTGTATTGTAATATTTACTTGAAATAATCCATTCATAAATTTCTTCCAAAGTATCGAATCCCTGATATTTTCTTTCAGGATCCAACCCCAAGAATTCCATCATTTTACGGAAATCTTTGGTGATAACAATATCGGAAATAACTCTACCTTCTAATCTGAAAGGATAGTGTAAAGAATGTGGACTATAACGTAGTCCAAATTTATGATACAATTTTCCAATGAGATTACTAGTCGGATCATAATCCATCCAGAATTTAGTTGATTCCCAAACAGATTCAGCAACAGGAATTAAATCTATTTGAAATTGTTCAAAATCAAATGTTGTTGTTCCATCGTTTACCACAATTTCATTTGGTGATAAATGTTTTTCAATTTCTTTACGAATATTTAATCCCCTGTTATAGAATTGATTATCAACTTTTAAAAGAACATCCATATCCCCATGATCTGGTTTGGTGTGATAAAATTTAAGGACGTAAAGTTCTGTTCCGAAAATTTCTTTCAATTTTGGAATTAAACGAGTTTGAATATCATAAAACTGTTCTGTTGTTTTACGTTCTGTGTAAGTTGATTTTAAACATTTTCCACCCATAATTTTTATTTTTACAAATATATAAACTTTAATTGAAATAAAAAAATTATGAACTTAAATATGGTCTCAATATTTTCGGACTACCAAAAATTTATATATAAGAATAAAATGTAATTTTATGGTAATTTATAAAACAACAAATTTAATCAATGGTAAAATTTATATAGGACAAACGAACAACAACAATAAATATTATTTTGGTTCTGGTTATATTCTTTTAAAAGCTTTGAAAAAATATGGTAAAGATAATTTTAAAAAAGAAATAATAGAAGAATGTTTTTCACAAAAAGACTTGGATGAAAGAGAAATATATTGGATTTCTTTTTATAAATCAAATGAAAAAAATACAGGATACAATTTAAGTGGTGGTGGTAACGGTTCTGGTTTAGTATCAGAAGAAACAAAAATAAAGATGTCAGACAGTCATATCGGTTCAAAAAATTTCTTTTTTGGAAAAAAACATACTGATGAAACTAAAAAAATATTATCTGATAAAACAAAAGAAAGATTAAAAAATAAAGAAAATCACCCTTTATATGGTAAGAAATTTAGTGATGAAACTAAGAAAAAAATATCCGATAGTAGAATAAAAAATAGAAAAACTGGAAAAGATAATCATAGTTATGGTAGAACTGTATATGATTGTTGGTTATTGCGATATGGTAAAGAAGAAGCAGATAAAAGATTTAATGATTTTAAAGAAAAAATGAAAATTATTAATAGTGGTAAAATTCATTCGGAAGAAACAAAAATAAAAATAAGTGAATCTAATAGAGGTAAAAAAATGTCGGATGAAACTAAAAAAAAATTATCTGAAACTAAAAAAAATAAGGGGTGTAAAAAAATAATTCAATTTGATATTAATCATAATTTCATTAGAGAATGGAATTCTCAAATTGAAATAAAAAATGAATTAGGAATAAATGCAGGTAGAGTATGTAGGGGTGAAAGAAAAAAATGTGGTGGATATCTGTGGGAATTTAAAAATTAATATTTAAGTGATACAATTTTATTTCCCAATATAAGGAAATCAATAGATCCTTTGTTTAAATGTTTAATAGCGTGAGACGGGTGATTTATAATAGGTTCACCATGTGAATTGAAAGAAGTGTTTAACAATACAGGTGTACCTGTTAGTTTATTGAATTCATCTAATATATTATGGAAAAATTCATTTCTTTCTTTAAATACAATTTGAGGTCTACAAGTTTTATCAAAAATGTTAATGACAGCTGGAATCTTTTCAACCCATTCATCCTTAACCGTATAACATAATGTCATAAATTCAGCAGATCTCAAAGAACGATAAGCATACATAATATCTGATACGTGTTCTGACATTACTATCGGGGCAAAGGGCATTATTTCATGCCTATTTAATTTCTTATTTAAATATTCATGTGTTTCTTTCCTACTTGGTTCAACTAAAATGGATCTGGAACCCAAAGCTCTTGGTCCATATTTCCTTACGGTCAACATCAACCATATATTTTTCACCTTCAGTTGGAACTGGGTGAACTAGGTTTGCAATATCAACTAATTTGAAATCTTTACCTTCACTTCTCCATTTGGATAATTGGGAATCTTGACCTCTTCGATATTTGGAAAAGTAGTGGTAAAATCCAAAGGTTAAATCCGTCTATGGATGAAGTTGCTTATGATTTAGGTATCGAATCATCTAAGAAAATCCTTAATGGTAGTAAGATTCATGAATATTATTGGGTGAAGAAAGATTACGAATCTATCATGCATTACTGTGAGGAAGATGTCAAGGTTCTTATCGAGATAGCCAAAAGAATGAAATTATAATTTTTTTATTTCAAATATTGTCCATATCTTTGTATCCGAATCTTAATATATATTGATATGGATAAGATTTTGAAAATCGAAAAAGGTAATGTTTCAGTATACAATATGAAGACCTTGAACAAGGTAAGAACTGTTTATACTGGTGGGGATGCTCAGACCTGTGATTGGTATGATATTACCAATGAATCCGTTAAGGTTCAATGTCAGAACGGTAAAGTTAAAATTTTCAACCGAAACGGTAATTTGATTCGAACAATGACAATTTCCGAAAAACAAAAGGAACTCATTACTTACATGCAAAATGGATGTAAGTTGATTTCCTATTATGATTCACAGGAATACTATGTCAAGTATTTTATTCAAAGAAAAGGTGTCAGGATAAAAGATGTGAATGGAAGAACGGTCAGAAAGCTCTTTTCTGAAAAAATTATTGATGATACCAACAAATCCCTTGAAAGAATTCAAAAGTGTGAATATGAGTTAACGGAATACGGTAAATCTATTAAATAACCTTTAAATCCTTAGTCTATGATTTTTACAATTTTTTGTATTGTATTATTTCTTTCTATCTTAATCTATGTATTATGGACAGAGGGAAGAAAAACATCTATTGGTAACATCGTGGGGATGTCCACTGCTGTTTTTGTATTCAGTTTTTTCCTTTGGTTGGTTGGTATGTTGATTGGTGCCACGATTTTTACCGACACAACTGATACTCCCATTCGTAAAACTTATCTCAAAGAACCTATCTATTCATTAGTTGTAAAAAATGGTGGTTCAAGAGGAACTTTCTTTCTTGGTACAGGTGGATTTTCGTCTGGTTCTCCTAAATATCTAATGTTTTACAATAAAGATGGTGGAAAACAACTTTTAGAAGTTCCAGCTAAATATACCGTTGTGTATGAGGATGAAGAAAAAACACCTTACATCATTCGACAGGTATATCTTGAATGGGATTATTCCAAGGCACATTTGTGGTTTACTCATTTCGGTAAGGATGGTCGTTGGAAAGAAGTGGATGAATATAAACTCCATGTTCCAAAGGGCACTATTCGAATCAACCCAGATGAAATCGATTTATCGAAGTTAAATTAATTATTAATCAACACTTTAAGAAATGAAAAAGTATTTACTGAGTGTATTACTCATTGGGTTGACCTTATTTGGTTACTCACAAAAGGATAGTACTGAAACAATTTATTTTCCAGATAGACCCGGATTTTCATGTAATCCCTATTTGGTTGGTAAACATCGAACCGATTACGAAACCAGTTTCGGTTATAACACCAACTACGGAGCTGGAACTCACCAGTTCTATCAGACGAACCTTATGAGGTTTGGTATTGATATTTGGGTTATCTAATGACGATGAAATGATGTGTCTTGAAACCATTAAAGTTTCGTAAAAACTGGTTCTTTATAACCACCATCTCTAAATATGTGAAGTTCTAAAAAAACAACACCACCATCTTCTTTTCTTCCCATATTTGAACTTTTCATATCACATACGGATTTAATTCCAAGTGGTTGTAATTCCATATGCAATTCTTTGAAGAAAATAAACCAATCTAATTCATTTTCCAATTCATAATCTTCATCAACATCATAATCTGGATCATCTTTCATATCTTCAATACGATTCGATCTATATTCATCAATCATTTTATCAAATTCTTCTGATGTAAAATTAAAATTTTTTTCCACATAACTATCAAAATATCTTAAACAATCACCATATAAATAATCACCACTAAATTGATAAGGAATATAATCTTTTATAATAACCCAATAATATCTAGCTCTTGAACAAAAACCAGAATATTTTTTATTATCTTCCCCTTCTTCACAATCATATTCATATACTTCATAACAATTAGAAACTTTTTCTAATTTATGACCTTTTATTACCCCAAAGAATTCAGCTTCTAATGTATCGGTTGTTATCTTTATCGTTTTATCACCATGTCTATATGCAACTCCATTATCACCCTCACCCAATTTTTCAAGTGTTGATAAATCAATCTTTAATTTTTTAAATATTGATGAAACTACATAGGAATATAAATAAGCTTCATTGATGAAATTATCAAATTTAGATAAATACTTCATTATGATAATCTTTTTTTAAACATATCAAATTTTAATAATCTAGATTCTACTATAGGAAATCTAACTGGTTTTTGTAAAACAATCTTATTTGATACAAATCTATTTATATCATTAGTTGTCACCAAATGAGTATCTAATGTAAGTTTAGTTGTATCTAATCTTTCCATTATTATATGAAAAACTTCATCATCCGTTTTCCTTAATATTTCTTCAAAGAATTTTTGAATATCATTCGCGTAATGAATGTTTTGTGTATCATCATCATAAAAACTAACATGTGGATACCAATCTTGTTTTAAAGGGACAAATTTACCACCCTTAATTTTAAAACCGGTTAAATGTTCCAATAAAACGTTAACCTTATTCATGTAATTCTGACCTTTATTTACACTTTGACCAACGAAAAATATTTTCTTTATATTTATTCCTATATTTTCCAATTCTAATCTCAATTTATTCAAAATATCAGAATTTGTTCTTTGATTTGAACGTGCAGTTAATATACCAATGTCTATATGTTTGTTATATCTTAAATGTTCAATATTTTTGATATAAATTTCAAGTTTTGATTTATTGAGTAATTTTTTGTCAACCATAGGCATTAATGATATTCCAAAACGTTCAATATTTTCTGTATGAGCCTTTTTCTGTAAACGTTTAGATAACTCTTCACTAATATAAAATTTCTGACCATTATAGTCTAAACAAATATCTTCTTTTTTGTAATGTCCTTTCTTTATTAAAGCAAATTCAATAGGGTTTAAAACGTGCAGAGGTTTGCTTGGATGATCTTTATCAATCACCCACACTTCGTAGTCATTATCCCATAATGTACCGTCTAAATCAAAGAAACATATTTCCTTGTTCATTATTTAATGTTTATTAATTCTTTTATTCTACTTTCAGCTTTATCCAAACCATCAAACAATATATCATCACCACAAATATTATAAAGTTTATCTTTCATTTCATGTATTTGTTTCATCATTTTTATACACATATCAATTTCATGTTGATTCTTTGGTAAAGACCACGTACCTTCATTTAAAAATTCGGAATACTTTTGTATTTTATTTTCCATTGTGAAAATTTGTTTTTTGTATATATTAATTCTAATCTAACATTTCATGTCTTTTTTCAACTATTTCTTCTAATAAATTCTCAATCCATTTCCATCCTTTTTTGTGATCTGGTCTAACATCTTTCCATTTTAAACCATCTTTAACTAAATCTTCATCGGTATATGCTCTATATCCTTTGTCTGTTTTTATTAAAAAATTACCATCTTCTATACCCGGAATAAAAACATATTTATGATTCATATCAGAAAGATATTTATCTTTTGTTAAATCTCTTTTCAAATCAAAAATATATTCTGGATTATCCCAATGTGGTGTACCCGGAATACTATAAGTAAATTCAACTCTAAAATATTGAACCGGCATTTCCCAATCACCACCAGCTTCAAATAATTCACAATTAAATTCATATTTTATTGGTTGATCTTTTCTAAGATTTCTTTTAATATAAATTGTTTTCTTCTCATTTTCTGATTCATTATTTTCCAAATCAAAATGTATTTTAAAAAAATCTTGAGCTTCATGCACAAGTGAATTCCAAGCATGACTTAATAAACCATTATAATTAAAAATGTTTTGGTCCTTTTCTCTATTTATAACTGATTCTTTTATAAAATTTTTGAAATTAAGCATAAGAATATTTATTTTACCACAATATATATTAATATTTTAAAACGAAAAATCCGGTATGAAACCGGATTCTTCTTATAATTTGGGTAGTCTGTAACTACTAGGGTTAAAAGATTTTGTCAAATTTGATAAGTTACCAAAATTTGGCATTCCTTTATGTTGTTCACCTTCTTGTTTGTCTCTTTGTTTCTTTTCTTCTTCATGTCTTTCATTCAATAAGTTTATATAATCTTCAAATTCATAATAAGGCCAATGATCAACAACCGTTGTTGGTTGTCTCATTTGATACATGAACTCAAATTTATTTTTTCGTAAACTTATCAAAGATACTTGGAATAACGAAAATACTTGAGGCTCCTTCGGGAAACGTAAACTCCGTGTGGACCTCCGCACCACACGATGGACACTTCGTCATTAATTCTTTTATACCAAATTGTAATTTTTCAACCGCTTGATTTAAGAATTGAAATTCTTCCATATCCTGTTCCTTGTTTCCGGATCCTTTTTTAAATTCATCCTCTTTTTGTTTAATTTGTTCAGGCGTAATACTCTTCATATTTGTTAGAGTATATGGTATAATTTTCATGAAAGATACATTTGGAGTTTTACCATTTTGAACCAAATCTTTAATGTATTTGAAAAAAGATTCTTGTAGACTGATTGTTGGTGGTGCAATTTTCCAAATTTTACCATTTATATTAAATTCAAAAACTCTTTCATTTGCATTGAAAAAACTTTTCAAATTTTCATCAACTTCATGACTAACAAATGTTTTTGGTGATTCCTTTGTAGGTGTTGCACGATATTGAATTTTAAATTCGTGTTCACATTCACATTTAACATCTTTTGCGAGATTTACATTTTTTTGGAATGTTAACTCTCTAATCATAAAAATTAAGAATATTCTGTCATTATCTTTCAAATCTTTATATGTTCCGATTGTACCATTTGGAAATTTTACTCGAACACAACGTGATAACATTTCATTCATTTTTTCTGTAACATCTACTAAATTTTCATTTACAATAGCGGAATACGCTTGTACCTCTTCAACTTGTGCTGCTCTAATAAAAATCTTTGTACCGGGTTTATAAAAAATACCAGCGGGTAAAGCGTTTAAATCTACTGTTAAAAAATTCAACAATGTTTCATCACCTACCATTTCAACAGGTGTCTGTTCATCTTGTATTGATGCTGTTTCTTGTTGTAAATACTTTGATAAAGGATCTGTCTTATCAACTTTTGGAAATTCTTCTGCCATAATTATTTATTATTTTTTAATTTTTAATTTTAATATATTTTGGTGGAATATTATCATAAGTGTAAATTCCATTTTTTGTCATATTAGGATCTTTTCTAAATATAATTTCTTTATTAGATTCTAAAAAATCTGATTTTAATTTTGATATATCAATTTCCAAAATTTTATATCTTTGTTCAGGTAATTCGTTTATTAAATCATTCATTTTGAATCTTTTTATTAAATCATCACAACATTGAATATCTGTACATAAATAAATTCTATCGGGATGATTACTAATTCTTTTTTTCGATTTTGAATATAATCCTATTTTTAATATTTTTTCAATATTTTGTTCTTTACAAACATGATATATTTTATTTAATCTAATATTTTTTACTTCATCATCGAATTTCTTTTCACATACAATATCAATTCCAATTATTTTTTTACTCATTATAATATTATTTATTTGATCATAATCATATTTAAATCTATTAATCATATTTTTATCATTTTCCAAATAAATCAAAGAAGGAAAATAACCCAAATTATTTATATCTCTTATCAAAATATAAAATAAAGTTGTAGATATTTTATCTTTTATTATAATTTTAAATTCATCATCATTTAGTAATTCTATTTTAAAATATTTAGTCATTGATTCATACCAATATTTTAACATTTGTATAGAAGATTCAATATTATGAGTTCTAATCAAACCTTCATAAATAGCATTTTCAAAATCTATAATATTTTTATAAATCATTTCGTATATTTGTTTTAAACATATCCATATTAAACTTCGATTTCTTTTGAATCACATTTGAATCTAACAACCAATTCTTTTATAGTATGGTCATTCCAATCAAAGTATTCTGGTGCTAATATTTCGGTAAACATGAAATTTTTGAATTTGACTCTATACATAACTCTTTCTTCAACATCATGAAATTGTATTTGTGTTTGTATTGGTTTATTCATCCATTCTATTATTGTAGCTAATGGTACAACTTCATTTTTATCTACATCCCAATTTAAATTGAAATACATCAAATCACCATCAATTCTAAAAAGTTGATATGATAACTTATCATCTAATTCTAATGGTGTGAAACGAACTTCTGCCAAATTATTCCAAACCGGTTCCCATGATTCT